TTACATAATAGATAGTTATTAAAATCGTATTTTTATCAAAATCTACGTCTATTTTTTCTAAGCTTAGTTCAGGAAAAGTTTCATCAAATACATCCTGTATTTCTGTTCTAACCATAGATGCAGTAGCAGAAGTTTTACCATATCCTAAAATTCTATATAAATTAGAACCAAAATTTGGATTTCCAATTTGAGTTCCTCTAGAAGTCATTAAAACTAATCTTATATTTTCTGCTACTTTATCTAAATTATGTTTCACATTTACTTTACCGTTTCCAGTAAATATTCTTGGTTTAACTGCTATTCCTGAAGAACTATATAAATTAATTTTTCCCAAAAATGTTCACTCCTCTCTATAGAGATTTACCTAAAACACCGCCATCCATGTATAATTTGGTAATTTCAGGTATTCTAATTATTTTATTAGCAACAAATTCAAAAATACTTTTCATATTATTAGCAGATAATAGAACCCAATAAAGTGTAGGGTCTTTATATTCTCTATAAGCAACTATATCTGGTCTAAATTCTTCTCCAGGAGTAATTTTATAAACGGTATCATCATCTGATACTGGAACATCAATATCAGAGGCTCTAAGATTTCTAATTACAGTTTTACCGTCATTTAACAATAAATTAGTTTTTGTTGAATATCTACTAGATACAGTTTCTTCATTATTTTCTATAACATTATCTACTTGATATGCATCATACCAAGTTTTTCCTAATTTACTTAAAGCCATTTAAGTCTCCTTTCATTAAATATTTAGTTTCATCTAATATAATTTATTATCTAAGGACTATTAGGCGTAATATCAATTCCATTTATTTTAACACTTTCTGCATTAATGTTAATTTCTCCATCTTTTATTTCTATAAATTCAGTGCCATTAGTCATTCTCATAAATCTAGAAGGAATGTCTGAACCTTCTTCGCTTCCTCTTCTGTGCAGTGGAGTATTTTCTTCATCTGCAACTCCCATCTCAAAAACTTGTCCATCTGTTGATATAATTCTTAAAACTTCTTGTCCATCTTTATCATCTATTTCTATAGTAGCTCCTTTAGGACTTTTAAATAAAGTATAAACTGCTCCACTATTTCTATTGTTTTGAATTTTATCATCATTATATATTAAAATTTCATTTCCTTGAAATACTACTGAATTATCATTAAATTTTTTATCAGTATTTCCAATTACAGTAGGTATACCTCCAAAATAAATTGGATTTTCTGGTGAATTATACTCAAACGTTACAAATACTCTAGTTCCTTTTGGTGGAACTAAAAACTGTCCATAGTCATTTCCACTCATACTAAAAATGCCGGGTTTAGCCCAAGGAAGTCCTGAGGTAGTAGTATAATAAGATTCTGAAGGATTAGCACCATGAATAGAAGGAATCCTTACTCTAACTCTTCCTAATTGTAGACTATCATTAGTATCTTCTACTATACCCATATAAAATGCATTATAATCTATCTTTTTTCTTACATCTTTAGTTTGGTTCATTACATATTTTTGCATATTAATTGCATGTACATCATTAGCATTTATATCAAACATTTTTACCTCCTATGATTTTGGTGGCCAAAAGTCATCCCACTTATATTTTCCTTTTTTACTAATATCTGGAGTAAATTCTTCTAATCCATCATTCCATTTATAAAGTTCATAAGTATCAATATAGTATTTTAAAGATGAATAATATCTTGTATCAGTAGCATATCCACAATATCCAATTGCCTTCATTTGCTTAGAATAATTAGTAGATTGTAAAACATCTTTGTAAGTATAGTATTCACCCATTTTCTTACTTCCTCCAGTGCTTTTACTCCAATATGTTCTTAAATAATACGCTACTATGCATTCTTCCATACAACTGAACGAATGCGCAGCACCAGGATTACTATCGAATGCAGCTATTCCAAAAAAGTTATTTCTTTTCTTAGCAAAATTAGAAGTTCCCCAAGCTGATTCATGTATAGCTTGAGCAATTAAACTAGAAGGATAAATATGAAATGGTTTCCAATATTTCCTAGCTAAAGCACCAACATCTACTATAAATTGTTGATGAGCTTTAGTCATTTTCTTTTTAGTCATAAACTGTTTATAATCATCTATATTAAACGAACTTTGTTGAGTGTATACAACATTTGGAGCATTATAATGTGTTTCTTTTCCTGCTATAGAAGTAGTAGTTCCAGCATAAGGGTCTACTCCATAAGCATAAGTTCCAGCCTTTACTTTTTTAGCTTTAAAATCACTATTAAATGTTTGTTTTGTTCTATCAGTATTTTTTAAAAGCTTTAAAGTAGTAGTATATCCATCAGCATTTATGTTATCATCAGCTGATAATATAAAGTAATTTCCTGAAGAATAATGTTTCTTTCCGTCTGGAGTCATTACTGTAACACTTATATAATTTCCAGGAATGTACGTATTATTGTATTCTCCCCAAATAGTTAAAGAAGCTGAAATTGTAAAATTACTTATAGTATCAAAAGCACTTCCCCACTTAGTATCTAAAATATCTTTAGTAGCACTAGATACTACAGAAGCAGAAACTACTTTTTTATTTTCCCAATTCGAAGAACTACTTTTATTATCTTCATTCATTCTTTCTTCTGAATTATAATATCCTTCAGCGAAATATCCTTCAGATGTAATTATATCTCCAGTAAGTGAATCTATTGCAGAAATATCTACTAGCACTTCTTTAGTATCAGGGTCTATTTCTGCTCCAGCCATTACCATAGCTCCTATTTGATTTATACTAAAAGAAATTACATTACTATCTTGAACATAATATCCAGCTCTAATACTTTTAGCAGTATCTGACTTAGAATAATCTATTGCTTTAAAGCAATGTTTTCCTTTTTTAAGAAAATAATTGAAACCAGCATTTTTAGCATTTGGTTTTACTGCCATTTTACAAAGAGTATTAGTAATAAAATCTGCTGCAGTACAGGAAGTTTGCGAAATACTACCTCCAAAACTAGAAGCATCTACCCATAAACTCTCATCTACATTTTTAGGGTCCATTACAAATTTTCCAGTTCCACCCGTTAATCCAGTTTTAATAGTTTTAGTGCCTATAGTATTTCTTCTAATATATCCTTTTTTAGTTTCATTTCCAGATTTATATTCTATATACACATTAGTATTTAAGTCTTCTAATACTTTTATTTTAGTTCCCTTTTTTATAGTATCTACTACTATACTACTAATAGTAGGCGCTAATCTAACATCTGCATCTGTTGAAACCTTGTCTTTTAAAACTGTGGTTTCATACATTTTGCCTTTTTCTCCATTATATTTTCTAATTATTCTTTTAAAAATATTCGTAGGATTTACTATAGGTCTGAAAAACCAGTTTACACCGTCATTTCTTTCTGGAGGAATCCATTCTATTCTAGCACAAACATCATCGTAGTAATCTCCTGTTGCGCTGTCTACATCATCAAAACCTTTAGTATTAGAACTAGAATCTCCTTTGTAATATAATCCGTCTATAGAACATTGTGCTCTAACTTCTGGGTCTTGAATATTTTTTGTAACACCATTTTCATCGACTGGAATTTTTACATCAGTGTCTACCCATTGTATAGTTTCATTTTTAAACCAATAATTTGCAGATTCTTCTCCAGACACTCCAGCTGTGCTATAAATTACTCCTTCTATACTTAGTATTGTAGCAGCACCAACAAAGCTTAAATTATAATTAGTACAAATTCCTGATAAAGCAATATATTTTCCATTTTTCCATTCTCCTGTAGCTCCATATTGTATAGAAATAGGAGTATTTTTAGTTCCATACAAAGCTGATTCTAATTTCCAAGCAGTTTCATCGAATAATTCTAAAGTAAATTTATTAGCAGTATCTCCTATTACTCTTGATACTTTTAATGAAACTACATTCTTTTTATTATTTTTAACTGTTACTGTTTTACCGTTCAATGTAATTAATATTTGAACAGCAGACATATTAGCCATTTTAACACCTCTCTTTTCATCAGAATTAAATCTGAGGTCTTTAAATTTTTAGAAATATAAATTTATATTGTTATCCTCTTAATGAAATAGTAGTTGCTCCTGGAATTTCTTGGTTTATTCTAGTATTAGTAAAAGCAAAATCTATATTACATCTAATTCGTTCTCCACCGTTTATTTGCCATTTTTTCTCACTATAACTTCCAGTTTTAGTTTTATTAATACCTTTAGTTAGTTTGTCTCCTCCTAAAAGTCTATAGTTATCTCCAGAATTATAAACTTCATCTCCCCAAGTAACGCTTATACTAGTAAATACTCCTTGGAATCCTCTTTCTCCGAGTTGTAAATGACAGTCTGGAGCAGTAATTACTCCAGAAGCATTATATTCAGGAAAGCATAATGATTGAAGTTTATGCACGTATTCAGTTAAAGATTCAAAAGGGCTAGGTAAATAATCTCTAGTTAAATTTTGTAATGAAAAACTCATAGTTCTTAAACTAGTTCCAGTATACATTAATCTAGGTCTACTACTTCCTATAATATCTTGATTTGCAAAATTAGCTGAATAATTTTCTCCCCATCCTACAGGAGTTTGAGGTAAAACTATATGCTCTCCTGTAACATAATTATCTATCCAACAATCATACCAAGATTGATTTTGCATATTTATAATATCTCCATGATGTACTCCTTTAAGTTTTAAGCCTCTTTCTGACTTAGATAAAGCCTTTTCAGTTTTTGGTTTACTAGTAACTTTAGCTAATCTTAAATAACGATAATCTACATATCCAACTATAGGAGAACTTATTTTAACATAAGAATTTTTAATATCAGTATTAGTAACCATAAGTACTTTAGTTCCATTAGGTAGACTTCCTATAGTATTTCCATTAGTTTTAGGAGATTGTCTTACAATTAGATTTTTTCCTGATGGAGTATAAACAAATCTTTCAACTGTATTATTTCCCATTATATTTTATTACCTCCTTAATCATAGCTTTCTATTCCTTGTTGTGACATACTAAAAGCGTTTAAAATTCTTCTTTGGTCTTCTTGTTCTTTTCTAATAGTTTCTAAATAATTTATAATTTTAGCTGAAACTCCATCAACAGAATTTACTATTCTACCAACTGGATTTCCTATATTTTCATTTCCTCCTCCAAGACCTGGAACAGCACGATGTCCTGTTGTATTTACTTTTGCTAATCCTGAACTAACACCACTTGTAAGAGCACTACCTGAGGTTTCACCAGAAGTTGCCTTTTTAGTGGAACCATATACTCCAGGTTCGGCTGCAGCTCCATTAGCACTTCTAACGTAATTAGTATAATACTTAGCGTGAGCTGCTTCTCCATAAGCATTACCTACTTGAAAATGTAGGTGAGGTCCAGAAGAATTTCCTGTAGAACCAGACCATCCAAGTAAAGTTCCAGCAGAAACTGAATCTCCTGTGTTAACAGCTCTTTTGTTTAAATGAGCATAAATATAAGTTTTACCGTTTTCCTTACTTTTAACTTTAACTACTCTACCATAAGAACTATAATGTACACCATTACTATCTGCACCATGATATTTCTTTCCGTCTTTCCAGTTTACTGGAATATCTTTAGACTCAACAACAGTACCAGCGACAGCAGAACCAACAGGAGTTCCTACTTTGTTAAAATATAAATCTATTCCTTGATGTCCAGCATATCCTCCATGATGAGGTCCAACATAATCTTTATCTTTAGGATTTAAACTTCCACCATAACCAAATGCATTTCTGTACGCATCTGCATCTTCTCTATTAAGTACCATTTCTCCTTTATGCAACATAGCTCTTATTCCATCTCTTGGAACATAATCTAATCCTGACATTAAATATTTATCAAACCACGCTCTATCTTTTAATACTTCTTCTTTCTCTAACTTGTGACCTCCAGATGTTTTAGGAGACCATTTCCAGAAAGAATCATTTGAATTTAATGCATTCCAAATATCAGTAGGAGAAAGACCTTCAGCCTTTAAAGCTTCTTTAAGTTCATCTGCTGTAAATCCAGTAGTTTGTGATAGCATATTTGCTTTATCTAATAATACATAATACATTAATTCACTCATATATTGGCCATTATTACCATGCCAATATGCATTTTGTCTTTCATTATTTCGTATAATATTCAAATAATTTTTGTTATCGTGTTCTGCTCCACCTATTCTTCCAGCAGTTCTATTCCATAGTTCAGCAAATCCAGTACCAAGATATTTAAAAGTACCTCCTAATGAAGAATCATCCCAATAATTTTGGTTGACTGAATTAGTTCCTTTTAGTTCTTTATATAAATTATTTGTTTGTGCTAGTTTATCTTCTGGATGTTTTAATGCATATTCGTCTCCTTTTTCTGATACAGATTTTTTATCAAAATAATCACTTAATTTACCTATTCCAGCAGCTATTGCTATTGGAGCTGTTACTGCAGCAGCTGTAGAAAGAGCAGTTGCTAAGCTACCTGATGAAGCTAATAATCCAGAAGAAGCTTCACTACCACCTAATAAAGTTGCTAATCCTTTAGCTCCTTTTCCAGCACCAAAAAATTTAACTAATGACCCTATTCCTTTTCCTATTCCACCGATAATATTAAATACATTACCTGCTATTGCAGCACCAAAAGCTAACTGTGCCATTCTATCGTAATTAAACCAACTATTTCCAAATGTTTTTTCTAACCATACGTTGTTTTTATTTGCAACACGCGTTAAATCAGATATAGCTATATTTTGTTTAACATATTGTTCTACATCTTTGTCTGATGTTTTCTTACGCTCTTCTAATAAATCGTTGATATTTTTACTTATTTCATCTGCATTAGAAGCTCCTAATTCTGATAAATTAGACTCATCAGCAGAAATTCCTAAAGCATTATTAAGTGCACCCGCTCTTAATACACCAGAGAAGCCTCTAGATTTAGCAGAAGAAGCATTTGTATTTCCTACTATGTATTTATATAGACTTTCATAACTAGCTCCTCTTTTTAACATAGAATCTAGCGAAAAAGCACTTATATTTTTAGTAGCTAAGCTTTGATAATCTCCATTGTATAAATCTTGAATAGCTTTATCAACCATTCCTACCATAGCTTTAGCAGTATCAGCATCTATACCTTCTGCTTGTAATGACGCAAAAGTAGCTTGTTTTCCTTCATTATATTTGTTCATATCTATTCCAGAAGCTACTAATATATCATTTACATTTTGACCATCTTTAATAAGTTGACTTAATACGTCTTCATTAACTCCGATTCCTTTTTTAGTTAAAGCAACCATCATTTTATTATAATTAGCAATAGACTCATTATTATTAGTTAATTTCATATATTTATACATTGATGCTTGTGTATCATAAGATAAACCCATATATTTATTTGCAATTACATTTTGATTTAAGCTATCTTCCAATGCTTTTTGATTTGTAAGTCCCATAGTGGATGCATTTTGAAAATATTCTTTTAAATCATCCATATTAAACAAATTTCCAACATTATTATTAAATGCTTGAAATTCATTTATTAGTGAGCTATAAGCTTTATTTCCTTCAGTTAAACTAAAACCTAAGCTTCTATTTATTTTATTTATAGTTTCATATCTTTCATTAGCTTTTTTAGTATACTCATTATTAGCAATATTTTCTAAATTTAACATATTTACTAAGCTAGTTGCAGCTTTAGTAAAGTTAGATACTGTCTCACTTAAGCCCTCTTTAAAACTTTTTTGAGCCTTATTAAAATTATCTGTAGCTTCATTTATGTCTTCTATATCTGCCTTTATTTCTCTAGACCTATTAGCAAATTCTCTAATTTTAGCATCTATCTGTCTTTTACCTGTGTCATTTAGTTCTTTTTCTTTTTTCATGTAAGCGCGATATAATTCATCTACAGATTTTAGTCTCATATTACCAGATTTAGTTAGACTAGATTGAAGCTCTTTAGAACTAGCTTCTTGTTTTTTATACATTTCGTCTTGTTCTGCAGCTAGTTTTCTCATATCTGCCGCTAACATTTTATATCTATTTTGTTCAGTTTGAGTTAATTTTTTACTAGTATTAAGTAATTTATCTAATTCTTTTGCTTGTTTTTCCAAATCTTTTATAGAATTTTGAAGAAATCCATTATCAGAAAACATTTTTTCATTATATTCTCTTCTATAAGTTGCTTGGTTTAAAGCTGAAGCTAAACCAGAATTTTGGTCTACTGAGCCTGCTCCACTTTTTATATATCCAGTATTATTTTTTCCTCCATTACTTCCAGTATTTGTTGCCATTATTTCACCTCTATTCTAAAATAATTTATTCTTTTCTCTTTCGTTTAATATTTCTCTATATTCTTTAGAGTGTTCTATTAATTCATATCTCTGTGAGCTACTTAAAGAATCAGAGTAATCTAAAGAAACGCCTAAATCTAGCAGATAAATTTGTTCATCATAGATGTTTTTTAACATCTCATAATTGCGTTGTATTATCTTAACTAAATCTTCAGGCGTTTCACTATAAAATTTACTTGCTAGGATGAAAAAATTCTGGGACTATATACCCAACTACCTCCAAATCTTCACCACAGCTTTCACATTCTCTATATAAATTTCTATTTAATCCAAAATCAAAGTCATTTAACGCATTTTGTATAGTAGATAAATCTCTCATTCTCAATCCATCTACATATTGTATTTTGTTTTCTAATTCTGTATAATCTATGTCTGTATTTTCTTTTGGTTGAATTAATCCTATACTAGTAGCTAATCTTAAAACCATTTCATAAGAATCTGGGTCTTTTAACCTTCCTTGTTTTACTTTTGTTTTTATAATTCTTTCAATATTATTAGCATCTCCCATAGATAACATATTAATAGTAACTTTATCTCCATTACTTAGTTCAACCATAATTCCTTCTGATAATTTTTTAGCTTCTTCATTAGATAAAATTTTAGGTTCCATTTCTGTAATGTCTATAGTTACTAATTGAGTTTTACCACAATGTGGACACTCTACTTCTTGCGTATATTCTGGTCCATAAGTTAATTCTCTAAGCATAAATGTTAAATACATTATGTCAGAAGTGTGTAATTTATCAAACTCAATGTCTTCATCTACACAACAAGATTTAACTAATCTTTCAAAAACTGAAAAGTCTTTAGTTCCTAATAAAATTTTTTCTTCTCTTGTAGTCATTTCTCTTAAAGTTACTTTTTTTGGTCCTCCAAACACTCCATTGCTTGGTACTTTGTAAGATTTTTCTAAATATTTCATAAAAATATCTCTCCTTCTTTAAAATTATTTTAAATTTTACTATAGGTTTGCTATAGGTTAATTTTCTCTTAATATAATATATAATCTATAGAACACAGAAAAAGCTTTAGTTTAATTTCTAAAGCTTTATTTATCTAATCTTTTTTCTATGTTATGTAAATCATAAGTTTCACTAATGTACCAAAACCAAATTGCTAAATATAACGATAAAGTTATACATGCTCCTACTAAAAGTAGTACAAAGATAGCTACAGGAGGATTAAAAGTAATACTTATAAATGAAATAAAAATAATCCACATCATAACATAAGTTAATAGAGCACATCCTAGAATTTTTACTAATTCTACAATTACTCTTTTAATAATAGGTTTCTTTTTCATTTTTCCACCTTCTTTCCTATTTTAGTTTCTTTTTCTTCTATAAATTTTTCATTTAAGTTTAAAATTTCTGATACTAATTCTGCATTTTTACCATACTGTAAAGAATATTTTATAAATGTTCTAATACAATATAAAAAACTATCGCACTCATTAGAAGTTAATTTCCTATTCTTTCCTCTTTTATCTTTTAGACTTTGAATAATTTCAAATCCATTAAATTTAAACACGTCTATAATGTCATCTATCATTTTCATAGTATCTTTTTTAGAATTATTTTTTCCATTTATAAATCTTAGATATGGAACATTAAATAACCATATATTATCAGTTTCACCTCTTAAATACCAATAAACTCTAGAATCTAATGCCCAAAGTTTTACAGCATACATTCCAGATACAGGAGGTATTTCCATTCCTACCCATGCACCCATAGCATCTACTTCTCTTTCTAAAATATCAGACATTTCTACTGCGGCTTCAGAAATCTCTGCAAAAGCACCATGTTTTACGTCTACAGAAAATTCTTTAAATAAAACTGTTTTATTTTCCAAACTTATTTGACTAAAACCAAAACCTGAGAAACTAGGGTCGATACCTATAAATCTTTTAATTTCCATTATTTTTCTCCTTTAAAGTTTATATTCATTTCTTTTATTATGTATTCTAGTACTCTATCAAAATTCATTTCTATTTGTCTCCAAACGTCTATTTTTATATTTCCTGCTTTTGTAAATAATCCAGAGACTAAAATTTCATATTCTGTTCTTGACCAAAAATCATGCATAAACATAGATTTCATGCTATTTTTAAAGTCATTATAATTAGTAATTTTGTTCTTTTTAATTCTATCTGCTATTTCTTTAGAAGAACCATCCCAGAAAATATTATAATTTATAATATCATCACTATTTGTATCATGACATAAAACATTCCATTTTAGTTTTACGTTTTTAATTTTCATATTATTCTCCTCTCATTGGTCTATAAAATTTCTATTTATCATATCTCTTATAGTATCTACTTGTAGATGACCTATTAGTTCATGTTTTTCTCCTTCATCTAAGTTGCAATATCCAGTTAAAACATTTTTGTTTACTTTATCTTTACATGCTATTAGTACATTATCAAGTTTTCCTTCTTTAACTTCTTCTATTACCATTTCTAAAAATTCTACTGCTATGTCAGACTTAGATTTAAATTTTATTATATTACTCATATTTAATCTATTTTAGCTCCTCCTATACCTAATCCTGTTATTAAAATTATTAAACCAACTATAAAAATTATAGAAATAATGCTAAAAGTTTTTACTATAAATATTAATGTACTAATAAACATTAAAATTAATCCTAAAAATATTAAAACAGTACTCAATATATCAATAAATCTATTCATATTTGTTACCTCCTATTATAATATATTATGTAAAAATAAAAGAGCTTCAGGAATAAACCTGAAGCATCTTATAATGATAGAATTATTTAATACTAGTCATTTATACTAGTAGGAGTTTGTCCATTAGTATTATTTTCTAACTTTTGTGTTGATGAGTTCCATTTTAAATCTTCTCTATATGCTCTATCTACAGATAGTGTTACAGAAATTTGTTTTTCTCCACCATCATCATAGTCCATATCTCCATAGTCTACTGCTGTAGGGAAACATCCTTCACATCTCCAACTTCTGTAGTAGTCTCTATTAGGAGTAAACTCATATACTATTGCATCTAGCTTGTACATAGCTGCTAATCCCATTCTACCAGTACGTGGTTCATAAACTCTATTTCTCCAATTTAAGAACTGTTGCTCTACATCGAATCCTATAGCGTCTCTTAATATCATAGTGAAGTTATCGAAAGTAGTTCTACCAGCTACTTTAATTGTTTGATTGAAATAATTAATGTCACTAGTTTCAGTAGTTTCTTTTGGTAGTGGGAAACTCTTTAACATAAATCTTAAATCTGGGTCTATTTGTAAAGAATCATCATAAGGACTTTTTAAGAATTGAACTTGAAAGTGATTCTTTCTTTGTAATTGATATTTAGCAAAGTTAAATCTAGTTGCTTGTAATTCTTTCACTGAATTTCCTGGTGTAAGATTGACACCAAAATCACTTAAGTTAACACTTTTATCATTACCACTTGCCATTTACTACCACACCTCCTCATTTTCATTAGATGCTGTAGATACTCCTATAGTAATTGTATCAGTTGCATCTAAATCAATTATAATATATTCTAGAGCTTCTGTTGGTTTAACTTGTACTTGAGCATGTAACTCATTCTTAGCCATTGTTTCTGCAGTGTTATTTGTAGCATCACATATAACTGCAAAATCATCTATTCCATCTTGGTCAGCTACAGCTTGACAAATATTATTGATATTTTCCTTAAATTGAGTAAATAATGTTAATGTAATAGGTTCAAATAAAAATTCCCAAGAGCTTTCCATAAGTCGTCTATTTAGATAATTTACTAGTCTAGCAACATTTATTCTATCGAATAAATCAACATCGTCAGCGTTAGCAGAAGTTTTATTTCCCCATACAACATATCCTACTGAACTAATATACATTACACTATTTATAGGAATAATATTATCGTATAATGAATCCATTTCTTCTTTGGTTAATCTAACTGCTAATCCAGTTACTTGAGGTAAAGTACCTCTATTTACACCAGCGATAGCACACCAAGAATTTTGTCTACTTGCATTTCCATAAGCATTTAAAACTGCGATAGAAACTGGACATTTTATAGGATTTCCATCGTTATCTAAGAAATTATTATATGTTACATCATTTGCATAGATATCTAAGAATCCTCTCTCGTCTTGAACATAATCTTGAACTGATGATTTCATAGCTTCTACAGTATCTCCAGTAGTTTGAGCTATTACTCTAAAGTAATTTGCTCTTCCTCTTTCAACTGCATAATTTACTACTTCAGCAGCTCTATATTCAGGAATTACCATTACATCTATTGCTGTATCTTGATATGTGTAAAGATTTATTAATCCTTTAACATTAGCATTTGTTAATGCCGTAGTATTTCCAGAATTTCCTTCTTGAATAGTAGCTAAAAATCCTGCAGCGAAATCCTCACTTGCTGGAACAGCATCAGTAGCTGTTTTTTCAACAAATAGATTAGTAATAGTAACAGGAACATTAGTAATTGCGTTTGCAGAAGCAACTAGTTTATTTAAAATAAATTCTAATCCTCCTACTAAAGCTCCATCTTCGTCTCTTTCTGCTGCTTTAATAGTTCCAATATTTATATCTTCTTTTATTGTAGTTACAGTTTTACCCATAATTTCAGATAAATCAATATAAATCTTACTAGCATCAGCATCATAAACTAATTTAGCATAACCACCATTATATAAATCAGTTTTATAATTTGTCTTTATACTAAATAAATCAACTGTAGTTTCTGTTTCGTCTTTTGTAAATGAGAATGATGCTTTTCCTTCTCCATTAGCAGCACTATCATCGGCTGCTCTAGTAACGTAAGCATATTGATATAATCTTAAATATTTTTGGAAAGCAAAAGCTGCTGGTGTTGTTATATCTGATTGTCCGAACATTGCTATAAATTCAGCTTCACTATTGATTCTTTCTGTAGTTCCAATAGGTCCACTTTTTGTTTTCATTATAACAGCAGGTATAAATGGAATATATGTACTGTTATTAATGAAAGATGATTCAGTGACGTTCACTTGAACATTAGGAATTGCCATGTTATTTATTCTCCTTTCTTATTTAATTTTTCATCATCCTTTTTCATTAAGTCTAATGTAATATGTGGTTTTAAGAATGTGAAGAAATTTTGTGTTTCTAATAAAACTCCTTGTAATTCAATACCAAGAGTATATCTATATAATTTTCCCTGAGATTGATATGAGGATAAATCACTATTATCTACAACTTGATTGTTAATTGAAAAAGTAAAATCTAACTTTTCGTCCATTAACTCTACAGAAACTTGTTGGTTTCTATACAGCCAAAAGACCAGTTCTTGCACTACTTCTTCAGTAGATAATCTATCAGTACCCCATACATCTATTTGATAACCTATAATAATATATAAAAAGTTTTGATTTTTAGCTAATCTATCATTATATCCAATCAACTCATGATTGTCTTCATCGTAAATAGCTAATGGATTTTCACGATTCATTCCATCATGATATTGGTCCATAGAATTATTAGAATTATCAAAAGTTATATTAGAATTAGGATAGAAGCTAATAAAAGGAAATTGTAATTTATTCTCTGTTTGTTTTACTGCATATTGAAAAGCTGTATTTACTGGTTCCATAATAACGTCTCCAGAGAAAACACTTTTAAATATATTTTTTAAGGCTTCACCATATTTACTAAAATTACTATACATTATTTAGTTTTCTCCTTTCTAAGTCTTTTTTAGTTTTGGATAATAGATGAGGAGCTCTAAGACCTTCTCCTCCGAAATTCTAAGTATCTTAGTATTAAATTACTTCTAATATGACTATCAATATAGATATTACGATGCTTATCTAAATAAATATTATCTATAGCTTCGTTTATCTCATCTTCAGAAAATAATCCTCGTACTACGACGTTAAATTCTGGGTTATTTTCTATAATTAAATAATAATTATTATATAATAATTTTTTAAAAAGATTTAGAGTCATTCTAGAGTCCTGATAAAACTGCTTAGTATCTAAAATTATCATTTTAAATCTTCTACTCCTATCATTTTTCTTTTTAAGTACTTATTTTCATGATACATATCAACATTAGTAGGAACTGGTTCTATAGGTTTTAAAGTATCTCTATGTGGAGCTAAATTACAAGTAAATAAGCATAAATCATAATCAGTATTTACTTTTACTATATCAAATTTTTGAGTTTGGAACTCTTTTAAATTATGTGGGTCACTTCTTACTGAAACTTCAATTATAGCACCTTCACTTGGATAAATAGGATTTCCATCATAGTCTAAAAATGTAAGAGTACATAATAAAGGCTTAGAACTCTCATCTTCAGTATACCATCCTAATTTTAATAATTGAGCTTTTGATGGATTTTCATTTAAAGTATAAGCTACATCTACTGGAGTTTTATGATTATAATATTCATCAGTATTAATTTGAGTTTCAGTATCTACTTGATATAATTTACCTATTTTACCATGTAATTCTGCTGCTTCATTAAAATTTTTTCTAAAATACTCTAATTCTCTTTCTGACATGTTTAAAATTCCACGAGGTTTTCTTGACAATTTAATCACCTCTTTTAATAATAATATCTCTCTTTTATATCTTTAGCTATTTCTTCTTCATGTCCTTCTGCATAATAAATTGCATTTAAGGCTATTTCTTTTAATAAATCTGTACTCATGTGATGAGCTTCATCAGATACTAGTCCATATAATCCACCAGCTTTTCTGAGCTCATTTTTAAATCCGTTCCAAGTATCAAATCCTTCTTCAGTTAGGTCTATTGATTCTTTTAATTTGTATTTAATTCTTCTTATAGTTACTTCTTTTTCTGAACCATCTATAAGTCTATTTATTTTTGATATATCTTCAGCAACTAAGCTTGGCCAATATTTATCATGTTTATTTTGTGCTTCCATATATTCTCTCTTTAATTCTTCTTTTTTCTTTAAAAGTTCATCTCTAGTAACTTCTTTTTCTTCTTTAGGAGGAAATTCCATTTCCTTTAAACTTTCATTTAATCCACTGTTCCATTTTTTAAGTTGGTCCATCATAACTACTTGCTTACTAGGTACTTCAACTGTTACATATTTTCCATCTTCAATATCTATTATTGGAGCTTCTGTAAATTCTCCTGGAGTATACGAACCATATTTATATGGAACTTTTACTATATCTCCAACTTTAAATTCTCCATCAATAGCTTCTTCTGAACTCTCACTTAGCCAACTTCCATCACATGTTAGCTGTTGAGTTTCTCCAGTTTCTGGAGAAGTAACTGTCCAACCTAAATTATTAGTAAGAACTCCATCGTCTGAAAATCTAGATGGTTGTAATCCAGCTTCATATAAAGCTGTTTCTATTTCAAAAAATATTCCAGATTCATAGTTATCTTCTTTCATTGATTTTCTATTTCTCTCGTTTTCTTTTAAAGCATTAGTGATTTTATTCGTAAAATTTTCACTTAGTCCTATTTTCATTATTAGCTCTCCTTTCTTAATTATAAATATTTCCTTTACAATATTTTTCTCCTGTATCTATTAAATGTTTAAATTGTTCCAAACTATATGGCTTTACAAATTTATTTTGATTTTCTGTAAATACTTTTAATAAATCATCTTTACCCCATCTTTCTATAGCTTCTGGAATATCAGATTCTACTGTAGAATTAATGCTATCTCTTCTAAGAGGATTACATGGTATAGTAGAAATCATTAAATCTACATCTATTATTTCTTCTGGTTTTATTTCTCTAAATACCATATACTCTACGTCATTTTCTTTTTCTAAAGCTGAATCTTCAGCACTTATTCTAAAAGTAATAGTAGCTCCTCCATAACCATATCCTCTTACTAAGCTACACCAAACTCCAGAACCTTCTGCTTCACTACCTTTACCATAAACATCTTTTCTTAATCCAGGAATTATTCCTTCAGTAGCTATTTTAATAGCATTTTCATTAGAAGTATTATGATACAAAGTAATCATATTATATGAGTCAGACTCAGTTAAATTACCGTTCCAACAAAAACTTAATAAATTATCTACTAATTCCTCATAAGTCCAACCAGATTTTTTAAAATTTTCTAATTTATCTTTAAATTCTTTACTATCTATAATATCTCCTGCTACATCAGCTTTATCTGCATCATTTTTAGATTTTAATTTTTGTACTTCTTCTGGAGTAAGATAATTATTCCAATCTATAGACGCTTTTTCTATTAATCTAATAGTTCTCTTCATGTAGTCTCCTTTCTAGTATAAACATTAATTATTTAGATTCGTCTTTATAATATAAGTAAATATTTCTTAATACTTCTAATGCCCTTCTTCTACTTTTTTCCCATATATAATTGTTACCACATTCGTCATCATAACCGTCTTTTAATTCTATAACCCAGTAACCATCTCCACCTCTATAAAAATCTTTTACCATAAATTGATATTTACTAGGTATTCCTGAAATTGTTGAATCTTTTTCTATTAATCTAATAGTTCTTTTCATATTTTCCTCCTCTAATTATCTACAAACATTAGAAAATTTATAATATTTATAGGCAGTACGAGCATCTACATTTCTAGCTGATATACCATCACTCATAAGAAAACGAACAGTATATTCGTCTATTATTTTACCTGAATGTAAACACCATTTAGAACGACCTACTAAATATAGAGGAAATCCTAATCCGAACTTGTCAGAAAAATATCCATCCACTAAATTTAATAATTCTTGTGACGTTTTTATCTCTCTTAGTTTTTGATTAGCGTCTTTAACAGCTATATCAATTTCTGTATTTAAGTCTTCTATTAATCTAATAGTTCTTTTCATATTTTCCTCCTATTATATTTTAATAGTGTAAGTGTGAATATCCAGGTAAAATATTTTTTAGAGTTATAAGTAATTCTGGAAATCCTTCTTCTAATGGATTAGGTCCAGAACTTGCTGTTAATTTAGTTGTTCTATTAGTTACATTTATATCACCATATAAATTATTATCTCCTCTATAAAAATGAACACTTATAACTTTTTCATTTGGATTTCTACCTAGTCCAGTAGTTACATTGTCATATTTATGTGATTTTAATGCGTTTAACTTATCTAATATAAAATCAAAATCACTAGCTCCTTCATTTTCTTTTAGAGCTTTAGCAACTTTAATAGTTAAATTTTCTTTTATATATCCTCTCATAATAAATTTTCCTCCTTTAATATACATAAATGTCTCCAACTAATTGTTCTTCTAGTCTTACTTTTTCACTAGCCGCTTCAGATAATAAAGAACTAGCGTCTAATTGAATAGGACTTCCTTGAAGAGTAGCTTTACCTCTTTTTCTACCTAACATTTCTTTAGCTAAAGCAAGAGTATAATCTAATAACCAATCTGCATACATAGAACCTTCTTCTACGTCAGTAACAGTTTTAATATTTACAGTCATTTCTATTAAAGCATTATCTAAATAACCGTCTAAATAAATTATATTATTTAAAAGTCTAAAATTTTCACCTTTTTGATTTTGTAGCTCATTCCATAACATTTGATAAGCTTTCATCATTTCAAATCTTTGCATAAAATTAATGTCATAAATCATTAATCCTACTCCACCAAACATAAAATCTTGAATAGTTCTATATTGCATGTCTGATGCATTCCATACTCTAGATACAGCAATAGGGTCATGATTAGACACATCTATATTTTTACCACTTGCTTGAACATATCTTACACCACTATAATATGGTCTTAATTTTCTAAGAGCTTGGTCTATTAAAGTTAATAATTCTTTATTTGTGATTTCAACTTCTACAGTACCGTCTCCTAAAATAGTTCTAACATAATTTTTTATATTGTCTAATACTACTTTTTCAGTTAACATTTTCTACCTCCTTAATTTTGAGGATATAATATATCTAACGCTTTTTGTGCAGCGTTTCTTTCTGTTTCTGTTTTAGCATATCTTAAAACTTTACGAAGTTCTTTATCGTTTAATTCAGACATTTTCTTTCCTTTAGTTTTTCCTACTGTAGCTGTAATGTTAGCTACATTTTCTGGTAATTTTCCTTCTACCACATTATCAGAAATATTAGAAGTATCAATAGTATTAGTGTCTTCAGTACTATTCTCAGTAGTATCTTCAGAAACTTCTTCATCTTCTACTTTAATTTCCTCCTTAATGTTTAGTTTATTATCTTCTTTTTGTTGTTTATTGTCTTCTTTTTCTTGAAATTTCTTAGCATCAGATTTAC